CCCATGTGATACCATCCATGTGCGTAAAACCACCCCGCCCTTTTCAACCAGTCGGTCGTTAGGGGTTCACCCTCTACCTGAATCAATCCGTCAACAATATCCGTAAGCAAGGATATGTCTATTTGCCATAATTCGTTGCCGCCACCTAAGTGCCGCACCCATGAGCCGATCTGGAGTTGCGAGGTGTTAATCATCGGCTTCGGTTTCCCACGCATTTATTAAATCGCAAAGCGTTTTGTAGTACAATTCTTTATCATCAATTCCTGCAACGAAATTCCATACCTGATCTGTCATGTTATCAACATTTTGAAAAGATGGCAAATTCAATTCGTTAAGTAGAATATTTGCTATGATGCGATGAGGGGTTGGTGCCATTACCCAAGGGACAAATTCAATCCCTATTTCGTGCATGGTATTGTGTGCTTTTTGAGCGATAGAGTCAGCCCTATTCATTTCTTCAATGAACGGCCAAATAATTTCAAACGTCTCTCTTTTCATCTCTTAGATATTAATTTTATTGTCAAATTCCCAGTTGATTTTAAGGTCAAAAACAGGCCATTTACACTCCCACCCAATTGAATAACCCAAAAGTTCCATTACGTTCAAAACCCTTCGAATATGCCGGATTGGGTCGTCTTCTGTTTTTTCGTGAGGATCTATTTTCAGCTTGACCTCTACTTCAAATTTACCATTTTGCGCAACCCTATCCACGGATTTTAACCATGAAGAAATCCATTCTTTCTCTGATTCAGACAATAAGCCAAAATGTTTTTCCGGGGTTGGCCTTGCTTTATTTTTTGCTTCCTTAGCGGTCAATAGATTCATCCCCCAAACCTACCACTCCCGCCCCGTTGCGAGCAAACTTCTCGACGAGTGGGGGCTTTTCTCGGATCACTCAATCCCTAGGGCGGATTTGTCGTGCGTCTTTCGGTTGTGACAGGTATCGCAGAGGCATTGATAGGACGACGGATGTTCCGCAAAAAGGCGTTCACAGAATCCCGGAAGGTCAGCATACGTCCGCAAGCTTCCTGCCTCGACGACATGATCCACCTGAACGCTCAGAAACAGGCCGCCACAGCCATCACAATAATATTTGGCATTCCGACCCGACCCGACCTTATTGCGCCTCCTTGCCTCTGTAATTGGCTTCCAGAAGCGTGATAGGTTTCGAAGGGCTGACCGGATTTTCCCCATGTGCATGGCTTCGGTCTCCGTGTAATTGTTTCTTGTCCTCGGCACTCGTGCGTTGACGGCCTTCTTTGGCTTGCGTTTGGATGCCGGTTTGAATAGCGACGGATTAGTAGTTGACCTCATTTGGCTCTGGAATTAAACAGGAAAATTGTTCAAGCATAAAGTCTTTGATCTGCGCAATATACGCCTCCATTTCCAAAGTGTCCAAGTCGGTGGTGGATCGGACGAAGGATTTGATTGTGCCATTGGGTGTTTGCTTGTCGTAGCTAAGAAACATCCGGCACATCTCTTGGTGGCTCTCGTCCTTGGTGAACCCTGTCTCGTCGGAAACGTAGCGATACACCACGCCCCACAGAAATGCGTTCTGGTTTACACTCCGCTTCTTCCGGTATTTCTTAACCTGAATAGCGTTTTTGCCTTTCAGATTTTTCAGGATATTGTAAAGCCGGACCTTTTCATCCGGCTTATCAAAATCAATCAGCATATCAACCATGGCTAAAAGGGGGTTGAGCCTACGCTAAAATCCCAGATATGGTAGTCGTTGTCGGTAAAATATCCGCTAAACCCATGCTTGATGGGATAAAACAAATCTTTAGAATAAGTTCCATTTGTGAATTTCTGCCAAGAAAAATACCCGCATTTCAGCGTTTCATTCCGGCCCAACTTCTTCTGAGCAATCAGATGATTGTTGATTTGATACAAAACCCCGTCTCCAGAGGAAACCACGTAAAGTACATTTGTGTATTTTTTTGGTTCTTTTCCGGGGGACAAAACTTCTTCCTTTGGATTCACCAAAGCCCTAGCCCACTTCATATCTTTTGCTTGAAAAACACGACCCACATCATCAATGCAAAGCCCTTCGTCTTTCAAATAGTTGTCCATCATTTCACGAAACTCCCGTTCGGTGTCTGGCATTGAAGGTATTTGCAGACCCCCTTCTTCGCTATCGTATGGACGTGGCTCAAATATCAGCCCGTCGCATTTATAATTCTTGTAGAAAGTGATGTGTGCCCCCGATGCCGTTGTCCATGAAAATACCGTTTCCGGATTTTGAATATAGTTTTCAGCCAGTTCTTCCAACGAAACTCTTTGCATTTGTGGCCAATGGATTTTTACCCAGTTTTCCACCCATTTGACGTAAATCTTTTTTGGTTGTTTGTTCATGATCTGTTTGTTTAAAGGATTCCAAATTCTTCCGCCTCAGCATTGTTGAGATACGCTTGTCCGTTTTTGAATATCTCCAACGTCCGTTCGTTCAGTTTCACCCACTTAATCCACTTGAGGTCTTCCCCATGGATTTTGTACAAGCCAATCATTGTGATTTTGATGTGGCTTCCGTGTTGGTCTGGGACCAATTCTGCTTTTTTGATTTTTAGTATGTACATGATTGTTTGATTTTAAAATGGGACATCTTGACTTGAATTGAATTCGACGGCATTCCGCCAAAAGCACCAATTCATATTTCTTGATCGAAGGGCGTCGGCCATGGGGTCTTTCCCCTTGAACTCGAACCGCCTCGAATCGTAGTTGAAGGTAAATTCCTTCCACCCCTTCTTTCCAACCACCTTCTGCTTCTTGATTTTTCTGGCATGAAACTCACAAGCGTTGTTGTCTGGGTCGCTATTGGCGAAAGGCCGGTGGTAGGTAAGGACGTTGTGACATTTGTTGTTCCACATTGGACCGCCTGCCACATTCAGGGCGTCGGGAGCCGGATAATCGTCGCCTTTCTTGGTCATACTTTTCGGGTGTGCCACAATGAAAAAGTAAACGTCGTTCTGAACTGCAAACCGGTTGAAATTACCCAGATGCACTTCCAGATACTTGTCCTCACGGTTTCCAAACAGGGAAATGTCGTTGGTCAACTGATTCCAAGGGTCAATAATGCAGCCGTCAACTTTGTGATGAACTATTGCTTCCAGCATTTGAGCCATGATGTATTCCGGTGTGGGTTTGGACATCTTGGACTGGACAAAAATGAAATGGTCACTTATGAAGTCAATTGCCATGTTGTAGATTCCCATGTTTGGCCGGTGTTTTTCCTTTCCGGATGGGTCTGGAATACAGTCAGCACCAAGTAGCATCTCAATGTAGTCGTTGAAAAACTCTTCTTCAGGGGTGTCTTCAGGGGCAAAAAGCGCAAACTTCCGGTCGTACAAAATTGCGTGCATCAGCAGGAACCATTTGTGGAACGTACTCTTTCCGGCATTACCAAGGCCCGTCAAAAGCGTCACTTCACCCTTTTTTAGCTTAAAATGATAGTCGATTTCGTACACCCCGATCCCGAAAATCTTTTCGTAGCCGTTCTGGTAGAGGTCAAAAAGCGATTGTTTGATGTCTTTGGCAAATACCAGTTCGCTTCGATTGGCCCCAAGGGTGAATTCAGCCGGAACTTGGTCAACTTCCACCTCTTTTCGGGTTTTTCGGCTTACCAGAATATCCTTTTCGAAGGTGGCACTTCCAGATGCGTTGGAGTTTTTCTTGTAGGCGCTTCGAATGGCTTGTCTGGCTTCCTTTCCAGTAAACTCATTTCCGGAAGTGAAAACGTCCTGCGTAATGTAGCGATAGCAGTTGTCCTCGTCAATCCCATACCGGCAACAGGCCCCTGCCAATTTGAAAATAAAGCTATTCCGGTTCCCGCTTTCGAATAGTTCGCCCTTATTTGACATCCAAACCATCAGCTTCTTGAAGGTTTCGGAACTATCCACAAAATCCCGCTGAACTTCCTTGGTGTTTTCCACGTACTTGGTGTACGTCTCACAGTCTTCCCGCATCAGCAGGTCGGGGTCGTAACTTTCGTAGCACACTCTGGCGGGGTTGACGCATTTTTCATCCCATCCAAGGCCCTGAACGGCTTCAATCAGGTCTTCACCTATGGCTGCAAAATGTTCCCTGTGCTTTTTGGGGTCCGCTATTTTGACCAGAAACTTTACACCGGCAAAAGAAGGGCTGATAAAAGAGGCCAAAACGTAGGGCTTTTCAAAAATCCATTGCTTGAATTCCATTGCCATATCCCGATCCATATCATCCACGTCGCAACAAATAATTCCGGAATGTTCCTGAATGCCATCGTCGGTCCGGTTGGTGAATGTTCCGGAAAACATGATGCAAGGAAGTTTTCCTTTGAGTTCCTTCCGCTGATCTTGGTCGGACGACGCTCTGATTCGGGCAATAAGGTCTTCGTGTTTGCTTGTCTTGATTCTTTCAAGGGCCTTTCGAATTGTGATAACGTGACCACCACGGATTGAAGTGATGCCGCTGTAAATCTGAATTTGCCGGTCTAGGGGCGAAGTTGTGTTTGTCATGGTCGTGGCTGTGGTGTGTGTCCGTATTTCTGGCAATGTTCAAGGTAGTATTCGTAGTTGTCGCCAAATTCTTTCAGCGGCTTGTATCGCTTGATTCCAAGTTTGGGGTCTGGGTTGTTTCGGTGGTCTGGTTGGTTTTCTGTTGCACCCATCACCGGCTTTAGGTAAGGGATTGTATTTTTCAGTTTGCTTTTCCAATTGACAATTTTCTTACCATTACCATCTTTCCAACCAGTATCTTTCCATGATTCGTATTTTGCTTTAACCGAAAAGGACAGGTTTGGAAACATTCCAGACAAATCAGATTGATAGTATGCCAGAAAATCTTCTTCCGAAGGAACCTCAGACGCACCTGTATTTTTCTTTTCTTTTACTGTTACAGTATCTGTATCTGTTACTATATCGGTTGAATCCGTTGGGTTCCGTTGACGTCTGTTAACGTCTGTTGACGTCTGTTGTTTCGTAAGTAGTTCTCTTGCAAGTCGTTTTGCTTCTGCGCTTGCTTTTCCAGCTTCACTCGCTTTCTTTACTTTGTCTTCATAGCGAACCAAATCACGTTTTAGTTGGTGCTTGATAGGCTCAAATCCAAGCTTCGTTATTCGGTCTGGCGGTTCTGGGTTTTGGTCGTTTACATACCGGAAGATATGCTTAACCAAACGGCCCGCCTCCTCGTCCGTCAGTTCTTCAAACAAATGAATCTGATCGCAATAGAGAAGGAAAGATTTCTTGTTGTCTGCCATTTGTTTACAAATTTGTAACAGGTTAGAGATGAGAATGTTATGCCTGATTTTGAGTAGAAGATTGTGGTTGAATCAGTTCCAGCAACTTGTAATGCGTTTTTTCAGGCATTGACCGGTTTTTGTTGATGTAGTTTGATAGGAGAACACGGGAAATGCCGATCTGACCCGCAAGCCATGTAATCGACCGTCCGCTTTGCTTTACTTTTTCCTTGTAATCCATGCTGCAAATGTTTACGTTTTTGTAATACTAACCAAATTTATTTTAAATTTTTTGCAAAGGTGGATTTTGCGGAACCAGACAACGGCATTCTTTCGACGAAACCTAGGGAATTCCCTACAATTCCACCTTAACCGCCCCATCAGTCAACAATTCTGTTATCCAGACGCTTCTAGGAAAGAACGCCATAAACGCCAGCCATTGCTTGCTTCCGACTTCCACATCCTTTCCTGCCATTGACAACGCCCCGACTTTGTAGGGCCGCCCTGTGGCGTTGCTGACGACAATGCCGCCTGATCGAAGGATGCCGAGGGTGGGTTTCAAAAGGATAGGGTTAGCTGACCATTGGCCAAAACAGGCTTTTCTACGACCTTTAGGCGACTTTGAATGATTTTGTGGTATTCAGCATCCCTCTCAATCAGGATATACTCCCTGCCCGTGTTTCTTGCAGCCACACCAGTTGTTCCGGACCCCGCAAATGGGTCAAGAATTATAGCCCCTTTTCTACTTACCAAGCCAATCAGGTATTCCATCAGGGCAACGGGCTTGACGGTGGGGTGAAAGTTTTTTTGAGGCGGCACCTCTTTTCGTTCACTTCCATCAGGGCGAAATTGATTAGTATTCATTCCGTATGGTTGTCCATCATCCCTTCTTTTGTGCTTTTCTTCTAGGTTTTCACATCCCTGATTCCGCTCCGACTTTGATGCTTTAGCGCAGTAAAAGAAGCGGGCGGCTGAACCGGAATCACCAAAAGTTTCAGATAATGGGTAGTTTGGGTCGTATTTGCCGTAAATATCACTTTGTGAATTTCTTTTGTGGGTTGAGGTCATTTTACCGGACTTTGTGTTTGGGAACAACCCAACAACCTCTTCAGACCCGTCGTGAATTAGGTTTGCAGGGAATCTTCCAAGTTTTTGACCATCAGTTTGTCCTTTGTCTTGGCCTCCAGACATTCTGGGGTCCCATCCATTCATGGTCGAATTGCGGCCATGATTCTCAACAACATCCTTGGATGGCACCCTACTCCCATCAATATCCAATCCGCCAGTACCCCATTTCAGTACATTCTTGGCTACCGTATCCTCCGACAGCGGCTTTCTGGCAACCGTAATTGGTTCCAGTGCGGGCTTTAGGGCTGTGCCCCAACCTTCCCATTCGGAGGTGCCTTTGGTAATATTTGATTTACCCTGCATCGAGTTTAATTGTTTTCCAAGTTCTGACGAACCTTTCCCTCTTAATTTGTTATATGGGTTTTCCCCAACAACCTCTCTTTCTTCTCCCATTAGTTTTGATACCGCCTTCCCCACATCTAAACTTTTCGGAAATCCCGACCCATATACCCAAGCAATCATATCCCGTATCTCAAATCCAGCATCCTCAATCCGGACAGCCATGCGGTGTTGTGTTCTGGTTCCGGCAAAAGCAAGCAGATAGCCTCCAGGCTTTAACACCCGCAAGCATTCCTCCCATATCTCCTGAGAAGGAACGTCGTAATCCCATTTCTTACCCATGAAGGACAGGCCATAAGGGGGATCGGTAACAATGGCATCCACGCTATTTTCGGGCATTTTACGCATTTGCTCAATGCAATCAGCGTTGTAGACTATTGAACTCATGGAACGTATTGAATGTTGTTTTTATACTTATTCACCCTGCTACCCTTAAATCCATATTCCGGATTGATGAAATAGGCGTGTTTTACTTTCGGGCACGGGGCAATAAAGCCTGCCGTCCATAATTCCGTTACAGCCGCCCTATACGTCTTGTCGTCTTTGATGTCGCATTCTCTCATGTACCTTGGGGCGTCAATCCAGATAACATCCTCACCGCTTTCTATGCTTTGCATTATCCAATCAAGCAACTGGATAGCCCGAAACTTCAGCTTAGACCGGAGTATTCGTATGTCCCGACCGAAGAAGGTTTTGTAATAAGGGTCGCCATCCAAGTCAACCTCAATGGGCATTCCGTTTTCAGCATACCCGCCCGTCTCTGTTTTCCGAACCTTTACGACAAGCGTTTTAGTGAAGGGATTCACCCCGATAACATCTTCTGAAATATCCGGTTTTTTGCGTCTTTTCATGGTGGAAATTATTCCGTTTTTATAGATACAAAAAAAGGAATTATTTACTAATTATCCAAATTAATCCCCGAAACATAGCTTAACCATTTGAAACCACCGATAAAAAAGGGGAATTTATTGTTTTTCAAAAGTGACTTAAAATAAAGAACCTCAATGATTTACGACAAAACTCGTCTATGCTGTATTAATTAATATATCCTAGACGAAACTGATCTATCCGGAGTATCATTTTCCGCCCTTGAAGCCAGCGTCTCACAAGACTTCCCTTCGATTCATTCCACTCATTCCAATCCCCATTTCCCTTCCATCGAACCAAACTGGGTTCATATCTGGTTGAGCCATTGGCCTATTGTGGGCTTTCACCTGAACCAACGAACGAACCAATACTCCTTTGGCCCTTTGGCCTCTCTGATTCCCTTGGTTGGTCTGGTTATGGTTGGTCCTATTGCGTCCTGATTGATTGGTTTGGTTGGTCCTGATCGGTGGTGAATCATTGCGAATCAGAGGGTACCCGGTCGAAATGGTTTCGGTTTGCGGATGGGGAAGGAGGCGGGGGTGTTGGGGTGGTTACTCCCTGTCTCAATATCGGAACTCAATTTGGGATTCTCACCCCCCCGTCTCTGACTATCATTCTCACCTCTCCTCCCTGTCTCAACATTGGACCCACCCCATCAACCTGCTTCATCCTGTCTGACCCAGAATCGACGGGGGCATCTTTCGAGGCCGTGACGGGTTTGGATTGTTGTGGATGGGGATTTGTGTGGGATGAAGGAATGAGGGGCTTATAGGGGCTTTCTGGAAGGGTGTGATTTGAATGGAAGGGCACCACCGATCAGGGCATATCAGATTATCAGTGGCTATCTGGGACTATCCTATATGTACGAAAAGACTGAAACGGGTTTTTGGGTCTAACTGATTGGCTTGTTGTTGGATATGTGGCCTAAACGCTGAAATGAAAAGGATAGATTTTTATACTATTTTATTCGGAATGGTGCTTTGAAAACATATAAATATTTATACCTTTGTTATATGAAAGAGAAAAAGCCAAAGGTTCCAAACAAGTTCCTTGACAATTTTGAGATTCAATATACGGAGATGACGGTGGTGGTAAAAGGGAGTAAAGAGGCTCGTCGGGTGGATAAGGCTTCCTGTGTGAAAGTGTTTCTCGATGATGGGGTGAGGGATGTACGGGCTGGCTTGTCACTCAGGGGTAAGGAATTGTTGTTGTTCCTGATTGACAATGTTTCAGGGGTAAAGGATACGATAAAGCTTTCGCCTAAGCGTCTGATGGCAGCCTTGGAGATTAAGAGCATTCTGACGGTGAGGAAGGGGGTAAGGGAATTGTGTGACAGGGGGATTATTCAGTATGCCGGAGTGAGGGGCCTGTATTACATCAACCCGTCTCATTTTTTCCGTGGTAGTCGGGTGAGTATGTATCCTGACAATGTGAGTAAGTATTTGACAGCCAAACAACGGGAATGGGAAGCTAAACGGGCTGCGCAAGGAAATTATGAACCTTTACCTTTTGATGAGCAACCATGAGTTCAGAAATTAAAGAAACTGCCTTTATTGTAGCCATATTCCAAAGCAAATGGCGTAAAGTTGGTTCTACATGGGATGCCTATGAAGAATTGACTCAGGTTAAAGTCTGGGCTACAAGTGCCTCTGATGCCATAAAAAAGGGAAAAGAAGCCTGCCGGAAAGAAGGCTACAAAATCAAAATAACCAACGCATATCCCCTATAAATGAGTTCAATAGTTTACAACGCTGATTGCATTGAGCAAATGCGTAAAATGCCAGAAAATAGCGTGGATGCCATTGTTACCGACCCGCCTTATGGCCTGTCTTTTATGGGTAAGAAATGGGATTATGACGTTCCCTCTCAGGAGATATGGGAGGAATGCTTGCGGGTTTTGAAGCCCGGAGGGTATTTACTTGCTTTTGCCGGAACCAGAACGCAGCACCGCATGGCGGTCCGGATTGAGGACGCTGGCTTTGAGATACGGGACATGATTGCTTGGGTATATGGGTGCCTGTCTGACGATACCGAAATTCTAACAAAAAATGGGTGGGAGCAGTACCGTATATCCAAGCAAAACCCTATCTTTGCAGAACAAGATATTTTAATATATGATGTTCAAGAGGGAATTTACAAATGGGAAAAGCCGGAAAGGTGGAACGAGTATAGTGTCGAGCAGGATACCGCTTTCCGAATACAATCCGACAACACAGACCAAATCGTCAGCAGAGGGCATCGTTGCCTTGTTGAACGAAATGGAAAACTTGTATTCATACCGGCAGACGAACTCTCTGAGGTGGAATATATGCCAACATTGCCAGACGATTTTCGTTTCCTATGCGAAGGACAAAGGGAACTACTGTTCGAGGGAGTGTTGCGGGAGTGCGAAGGATTGGCTGAAAAATCACTCAGCAAACGGTCTGGGCAAAAAATGTCCAAACAAGGGATTGAAGCTGGAAAAGAACCCTGCATGGAAGGGTGGATTGACCTACTTCAAAAGGAAGGGCAAGTATGCGGATCAGTCGATCAAATACGTTCGCTGCCCACCGGAGTTTATTCAGATGGCGAGGAAGGACGGGTATGTAATGGAGCACAGGCTGATGGTGGCAATTCAGGTGGGCAGATTTCTACTAAGGGCGGAGTGTGTGCATCACATCAACCACGATGCCACGGACAATCGGTTGGAGAATCTGATGCTTTTTGCGACGAATGCGGATCACAAGCGGTACGAACACGGGCAGGCTATCAAGCCGCTTTGGCAACTGTTACCCCAATTGAGTATAGCGGTGTAATTTTCTGTCCTACGGTGTCAACCGGAGCGTTTGTAGCTAGGCGAAGCGGCAAGGTTTTTATTACCGGAAATTCAGGCTTTCCCAAAAGTCTAAACATTGGGAAGGCGGTATCAAAACTAATGGGAGAAGAAAGAGAGGTTGTTGGAGAAAACCCATATAACAAATTAAGAGGAAAAGGTTCGTCAGAACTTGGAAAACAATTAAACTCGATGCAGGGTAAATCAAATATTACCAAAGGCACCTCCGAATGGGAGGGTTGGGGTACAGCCCTGAAACCGGCACTTGAACCCATCACCGTTGCCCGAAAGCCGCTATCTGAACCCACTGTGGCTCAGAATGTACTGAAATGGGGTACGGGTGGATTGGATATTGATGGGAGTAGGGTGGCGACGGATGATAAAACTTCACGAGATTTCGCCCCGTCGGTATATGAAGGTCCAAGTGGGTATAAAACTATAAGAACGCAAGAAACAACAACTGGAGGGCACTCAGCGGGCCGCTTCCCCGCCAACCTGATTCACGACGGGTCAGAAGAAGTGGTAGGATTGTTTCCAAATACGAAGTCAGGGAAAGGCACGATAGGAACGGGAGCCGGAACTGAGGATCAGGAAATATACGGGAAAGGCAAAGGCGGCACCATTACAAGTTCTTTTGGCGATTCCGGCTCTGCCGCTCGTTTCTTTTATTGCGCAAAAGCAAGTAAGTCGGAACGTAATGCGGGGTGTGAGGATATGGAGGCAAAACATAAAAGAAGAGATGATGGGCAGCCATATGGCATGAATACAAACCAATTTCGGCCAGATGGAAGCGAAAGAAAAGAGGTTCCACCACAAAAAAACTTTCACCCCACCGTCAAACCGGTAGCCCTGATGGAATATCTGATTGGCTTGGTAAGCAGAAAAGGTGCGGTTATTCTGGACCCGTTTGGCGGTTCTGGCACCACTGGAGTAGCGGCAAAAAACATTGGGAGGGAATACATCTTGATTGAAAGAGATGCTGAATACTTTAAGCTAATTCAGAGTAGGTTGAAGCACGTCGAGAAGCCAACCCCTGCGTCCGGTCAATTGTCGCTGTTGTTTTGAAATCCCTCGGCATCCTTCGCTCTGGCGGCATCGTCGTCAGCAACGCCACAAGCAAGTCCTACAAGGTCGGCGCCGTATCCATGGCCGGAACGCCCGTAGTGAAGGATAGCAAGCAATGGAATACCTTCATGGCCTTCTTTCCCCGTAGCGTCTGGATAGCTGGGATGTTGCCTGATGGGAGCGTTAGGGTGGAGTTGTAGGGAATTCCCTAGATTTCATCGAACAATTCTTTGATTTGAAATAGGGAAATTTGTACATTTGTCCTGTCGAAAGACAAGCGGGGTGCGAGCCGCTGAGAAAGTCTCACTTATGTTAAGCCTGTCTGATGGAGTCTCGCACCTCCTGACGACGGGCTTTTCGCATTTAAAACCGTTTTTATGAGCAATCCGAAAGAAGATTATGCCAAAAAGCTAAAACATCCGAAGTGGCAGAAAAAGCGACTTCAAATATTAAACAGGGATAAATTCACCTGTAAAATGTGCGGGGATACCGAAACAACCCTTCATGTCCATCACAAGTATTATGTTAGCGGTAACGACCCATGGGACTACCCAAACACAGCCCTTGTCACTCTTTGCGAGCATTGCCACAAAGAAGTAGAGGATAATAAGGGAGATTATAAGGATTTCAGTTCTATTAAAATTCTGAAATCGGCAAACTGGAAAAATGGAGGCAGGATAATGTTTTTGGCTGATTCTGAATCGGGAAATACAAGTATGAGGATTTTTGATAAGGATAATGGCTGGGTAGCTGGGTATGAGCATCCCGCATACGTTCAAAGACAAATTATTAATCTTTTACGATTTGCTTTGAAATGAACCACAGTTTTGACATAGATACTGCCGTAAAACACGGGGTTCAAGAGGCAATTTTTATAAACCATTTTCAGTTTTGGATTCTTAAAAACAAAGCAAACGGGGTTCATTGCATAAATGAAAGGACGTGGACGTATAATTCACTTTCCGCCTTTGAAAAGCTTTTTCCGTATTGGTCGGCTAAGCAAATTAGAAGGATTTTAGACAATCTGGTTGAGTCTGGAGTGCTGGTAAAAGACTCTTTCAATAAGAATCCGCACGACCGAACAACATGGTATGCCTTTATGGACGAATCCATTTTCCTTTCTGGTCAAATGAATTTGCCCAAACGGGCAAATGGGAGTGCCCAAACGGGCAAATGTATTACAGATACATTACCATCAGCATTACCATTATCAGGTATGGCGCCGCAACCGGTGGTTGCTTCTCCACCCCTAGCAAAAAAACCACTTGACGAAAGAAAAGCGGCCTTTCGTGAAACCCTTGTTCCGCATCTGGAAAAGTATGGGAAGGATATGCTCAATGAGTTTTTCAAATACTGGACTGAACCAAACAGATCAGGTACGGCTTTCCGGTATGAGAGTGAAAAATTCTGGGACCTATCCAAACGATTGGCAACATGGCATAAAAACCAAAAAACAGACAAGGGAGAATATGGCGCCCCATCACAATCCACCGGCCCTATCAAATCTGGCGGAGTAACCTTTAACCTTACCTAACCATGAAAACCAAAACTCAACGAGAAATCGAGATCAACGCCCTAGGCGGTAAGATTCCACCACAAAACCAAGAAGCTGAAGAATGCGTTCTGGCAGCCCTGATGTTTTCATCCACCGAACGGCTGAATGTTTTCAACATCCTGTCAGCCCCAGAGGCTTTTTATCGGGAGGAACATCAAAACCTTTTCAAAGCCATAAAAACCCTGTTCGACGGTGGCGAGAAGATTGACATGGTGACAGTGGCAGCCGAACTCAAGAAAATGGATTGCTATCAGGATGTTGGCGGGGCAAGGTTTATTTCAGCGATTAGCCAGAAGATAAGTTCCACCGATCACTTAGCGGCCCACACAAGGCTTGTTATGGAGTCTTGGATGAAACGTAGCATTTTGACTTCCGCTACCATGCTTTCCATGGGCTGTTATGACGAAGGAAAGGACGTCTTTGAATTGCTTGACGAGGCTGAGAAGGTGATAGCCGATAGTACGGGCCAATTACTAAAATCCGGCGACCCGACTTTCGAGGAAATCATTGCCGAGGAAATGACCAACGTCGCCAATTCAACTGAAGGGCAGATTGTGGGTGCCACCACCGGCATTGCAGAACTGGATGCCAGACTTAGCGGCTTGTGTCCGCCCGATTTCACGATTGTTGCGGCCCGTCCGGGGGCAGGGAAGTCTAGCTTGGTGTTTTCCATTATGACCCACATGGGGTTTGAGGGCGTACCATGCGGCCTTGTTACGCTTGAAATGAGTCGTGGGCAGGTATTCAACCGGATGATTTCGATTTTGGGTCAAATTCCGGCTGAAACTATCCGGAACCGAACTATGGACAGGGATCAAAAGGAACGCTACTTCCATTTTGGCAGTAAGATGCGGAAATGGCCTATTCACATTAATGAAACGGCTAACACCATAAGCAAATTGCGGGTGAAAGCGACAATGTGGAAGAATAAACACGGCATAAAGGCCCTTTTCGTGGACTATTTACAGCTAATGGGGAGTGAATCTGGCAGGAAGGGGCAAAACAGGGAGAATGAAATTAGCGAAATTAGCCGTGGACTCAAACAACTGGCTAAACAACTGGAAATCCCAATTTTCGCCCTATCACAACTATCCAGAGAGGTAGAAAAGCGACCTTCTAAAATGCCGCAATTGAGCGACTTGAGGGAATCTGGCAGTCTGGAGCAAGACGCTGACTTCGTTGTCTTTCTAATGCGACCTGAATACTATAAAATGACTGGAACCGTCACTATTGGCCCCAACGAATACCATGTAGATGGATTGTGTATTGCCGATTTAGGCAAGTCAAGACACGGGAAGACGGGTGAATTTGTAATGAAATTTGACGGTCCAATAATGAAATTTTCAAACTATTTTTAGCTATGATTGACCTAATCTTGAATTTTGACAAAGAGCCGGACAAACTCCGGCTTTACACCGTCCTCAAAGGGCTGAAGGGAAAGAACGTCATCCAGATCAAGAAGTGGCGGAAGGCCAGAAGCATCAATCAACACAAATACCTGTTTGGGGTCGTGTACCGCTATGTGGGTCAGGAAATCGGCCTTACCACCGAAGAAGCCCACCAAACCATGAAGGAACATTTCCTTTCCTACGAGAAACGATTGCCGAACGGAACCGTGGCAAAGTTCGTCCGGTCAACCACCGACTTGGATACTTTGGAAATGGAGGCGTATATTGCGCAGATCAAAGACTTTATGCTTGAACAATTTTCCTGTTTAATTCCAGAGCCAAATGAGGTCAACTACTAATCCGTCGCTATTCAAACCGGCATCCAAACGCAAGCCAAAGAAGGCCGTCAACGCAAGAGTTCCAAGGACAAGAAACAATAACACGGAGACCGAAGCCATGCACATGGGGAAAATCCGGTCAGCCCTTCGAAACCTATCCCGATTTTGGAAGCCAATTGCAGAGGCAAGGAAGCGAAATAAGGTCGGAACGGGTCGGAATGCCAAATATTATTGCGATGGCTGTGGCGGCCTGTTTCTGAGCGTGCAGGTGGATCATGTCGTCGAGGCAGGAAGTTTGCGGACGTATGCTGACCTTCCGGGATTCTGTGAACGCCTTTTTGCGGAACATCCGTCGTCCTATCAATGCCTCTGCGATACCTGTCACAACCGAAAGACGCACGACAAATCCGCCCTAGGGATTGAGTGATCCGAGAAAAGCCCCCACTCGTCGAGAAGTTTGCTCGCAACGGGGCGGGAGTGGTAGGTTTGGGGGATGAATCTATTGACCGCTAAGGAAGCAAAAAATAAAGCAAGGCCAACCCCGGAAAAACATTTTGGCTTATTGTCTGAATCAGAGAAAGAATGGATTTCTTCATGGTTAAAATCCGTGGATAGGGTTGCGCAAAATGGTAAATTTGAAGTAGAGGTCAAGCTGAAAATAGATCCTCACGAAAAAACAGAAGACGACCCAATCCGGCATATTCGAAGGGTTTTGAACGTAATGGAACTTTTGGGTTATTCAATTGGGTGGGAGTGTAAATGGCCTGTTTTTGACCTTAAAATCAACTGGGAATTTGACAATAAAATTAATATCTAAGAGATGAAAAGAGAGACGTTTGAAATTATTTGGCCGTTCATTGAAGAAATGAATAGGGCTGACTCTATCGCTCAAAAAGCACACAATACCATGCACGAAATAGGGATTGAATTTGTCCCTTGGGTAATGGCACCAACCCCTCATCGCATCATAGCAAATATTCTACTTAACGAATTGAATTTGCCATCTTTTCAAAATGTTGATAACATGACAGATCAGGTATGGAATTTCGTTGCAGGAATTGATGATAAAGAATTGTACTACAAAACGCTTTGCGATTTAATAAATGCGTGGGAAACCGAAGCCGATGATTAACACCTCGCAACTCCAGATCGGCTCATGGGTGCGGCACTTAGGTGGCGGCAACGAATTATGGCAAATAGACATATCCTTGCTTACGGATATTGTTGACGGATTGATTCAGGTAGAGGGTGAACCCCTAACGACCGACTGGTTGAAAAGGGCGGGGTGGTTTTACGCACATGGATGGTATCACATGGG